AGAACCCAACGTCGCGAGAAGTAGCCCTCTGTGGCAGATGCTGCGATGTCAAACTTTTGCTTCCAGTGTTCGATTTCCTGAAGCTCTGCAATCTTTGATGGGTTGTTGAGCGATAATTCAAACGCCAACAGATCGTCGCCGCGGAAGCCTAGAGTGTAAAGATGGATAATCCCAATTTTAGTAAGCTCAGCGATGATGACACGCTGCAGTCGTTGGATGGTTCGCGCGAAGCGAATATCCTTTTGCGCTAAGGTGGTCTTGTCTTCTCCACCGCCTTCGCCACCCATTGCAAGATAGGATTGTGGAATCTTAAGTGCTGAGAATAACTTATCTCTCAAATACTTAATGTCGTCAATTTGTGTCGTGTTCTGTCCGCCGGCTAAGTTGGTAATATCTGTAGCTGATCCCGGACGAACGGGAATGAAATAATCCTCTTCAATAGACATGGGGTTGTATCTCAAATCTACATGACCCGTGGATGCATCAATAACTGAGTTGCGCTTGAGTTGAGTAACAATCTTCTCCATATACTGTTCAACATCTTGAGGGGGAATAGCCCCGACGTCGATCTTGAACAACCTTCTTTCTGAAGATCTCACAATTCGATAGGCCATCATCGCATCTTCCATAAGAACAAGCTGTCTCCAAATACGTCGAGCCGGCTCCAAAATAGAAGTACCATAGGGAGCATACTTATCGTTACCTAAAATGCGAAAATGTGCGATTTGCCAATTCTCAAAAGTCATTCCAGCCGAGTTCCACTGATACTGAACGTAGTTGGGGTTAGTGGAGTCTTCTCCTTCCAGTCGCTCAATCTCTGCTGACGGCAGAGCGATGACCGATTGAACTCCATATTTTTCATCAATGTCCATGTAAAGAAAAAAGTCACCATACTTGCACATGGTGCGACACCAACCAAACAAGTTATATTGCACATTTAAAATACTATCATACAAGATCTCCAGCACTGCTGTAATTTCTTCGTTGGGACACTTGACGTTAAGCATTGGTCGCAGAGAAGAATAGGTTGTCATCTCATCTGCATAAATGTCCAATGATGACGCAATCTCTGGCATGTACTCCATCTGATCGAAATCAATATATCTTTCGCCGCGGCGCTGATTTTGCATCGCATTCGTGGCTAACTGATCAAGAGGGTTATAAAATGCCTTCTTAAATTGTTGACCAGAGGCTGTCTTAAATCTAGATGAAAATTTATCTAGATGCTGTCTTCTAATCTTGCGCCCTGTTTGAGAGCGGTAACTAATGATTGGTCCAGAGAAGAGACGTGTTAAGGCTTTAAACAAAGCCGATTGTCTGTTCGCTGGGTTCTTTCCTGAGTTGGTGTTTTTTGGTGCCATTTATTTTCTCACTTTATAATCCACTTATATTGGCTATATAATTTTTCTGCTTCACTCATTTTATCAAAGATATTATCTTTTTTATACCCTTGTTGTCCTTTAATTTGCGTATTTAAAGAAGTTTTGGATGTGTAAACGGAATCTAAAAAAGCCTTTTGATAGTTTAAGTCTCTTGCGCAAGACTGAATTGCTGTGTCTCTGACCCAGCATCCGATTGCAAGCGCCATAATCAAGTCATCATGATAACTTTTCATCGCCTGTGGTTTTCCGTTCCTCCATACAAACGTCTTAAATTCATTCACAATACGTGACGAATATATGGTAATTAGTTTATTTCTTATGAATTCTTCTAATTTCGCAATGATAAGAGGTCGAGTCTTCGAAGTTGTAGAAAACCCAGCAATTGCAGATGATTGATATTCCGCCTGATGTTGTTCGATATATTCGTGGGTCGATTTAATAGAATAATATAAATTAGGATAGCCGTAATCCACTAACTTGTCCAGCACCGTGAATCCAATGCTGTTGTTTTCTACAACCACCATGGCGTTTCCGTACTCGCGACCAATTTGGTTGACCATTCCAGCATACAAGTCTGGTGTGGGGCGACCTTGATATTCTCCTACGATTTCCAACGTTTCTAGTTTTAATAAATGAAACGTAGAATAATCTGCACCGTCGCCGCGGGCGACATCAACGGACATCAAATAATTGCAGGTCGGGTCGAACTCTTCCCATATCCAAAAATTACGATCAAAGCCTGTTCGATATTTTGGCTCGCACACATTCGTCAGCATCCACTCCATGCACTCTGGATCGATAACAGTTTCACCGGAGGTGTTGAAGTTGCATTCAAGTTCTTGCGCAATCTGACGTTTAGACATATTACGGGTCTCTTTCTGGTACCACGTAGTGTCTCTATCGGGGTGTACGTCCCATGGCAAAGTTGTTAAGTGAAAGTTATTGGCGCCTGCATCGGCATCAACGCAATTTTTATGAAACCAATTTCCAACACCATTTGGCGTAGAAAGCGCTATGCATCGTCCACCTGTTGATAGCGTGGGATATAGACCTGTCCACAACTCTTCTAGCCCTTCGATGTGCGCAGCCTCGTCGAGCACAAGCAGAGACAGGGCTTCTGAACGACCTGCATCGCCTGAAGTCGATGCTGCCTTGATCGACGATCCATTGGAAAGCTCAAATGAAGTTCGGTTGTCTACACTAATGGTTGCGATCTTTAACCAATCTGGTAAATTGCGCATAATACTCTTCACTTTCTTTACAAGGTTTCCAGCCGTTGCAAACTTAGTTGCCATGACAAGGATAGCCTTATCACGATGAAAGAGCATCATCCAAACGATATAGCCGGCAGTAATGGTTGAGATTCCTAATTGGCGCGCTTTTAGAATGACATTAAAACGATAGTCATTAAAATCTTTCAACAGGTCATCTTGAAATTGATATGTATCAAATAAAATTAACCCGTGCATCGGGTGTGATATACGGGCGTAGGTGTTAAGAAAGTAAGAAGGATCTTTACCGCATCTTAATATCTCTTTGACTCTTTGTTTTTTGTCTAGTTGAAAACTCATACATTTTTATTAATACATTTCAGGTGGATATAGATCGTCAAGCGCAACCCCAGCTTCCAAATCAGTCAGCGTTGCATCAATCTCTTCCGGGTTCATCAAGTTACAGTCCGGATCAAACACAAGAATTCTTTCGGCGCCGGCGTTTACAGCGGCTTTCACTCTCTTGTCTGCTGAGCCTGCAATGCACTTAGAGTGCCCGTCACCCATTTCTTCCTTAAGGGCCAGCGCGGGTTTTGGTGGCTTGTAATATCGACCCAAGCTTTTCTGCATCTGTCCCATAGAGAGGGGATCTTGTCCGGTTACTGCTGCTGACAAATAGTCAATACTCACATCCAAACTGTCAATAGAGGTAAGAAGCTTTTGTAAGAGTTCGGCAAGTCGCGGCTCTTCCAATTCCTCTTTAATAATTTCCTTTAATCTAGATTCAGTAATGCGCATTTTGTTATTCTCTATGGTCTTCGGCATGTTCTGCGTCTATATTTTCGTCAGCGCGATACATTGAATCGCCAGTATCCATAGCGTCCAACAAGCCGGCAACAATATCAAGAGCATCTTGTAATTCTGGATGCTGACCAACTGCGTCTTCAAGTGCGTGATATGCTGTCGTTAGTTTTTCATATTTGCCGGGCTCTTCTTGTGTAGCTGTACTGTGTGGTGGTGGTAGGTCGCCGGCGCTAAGGTCATACCATTCAGTCTCTTTTAGTACTTCTCTGATAAGCTCTTCTAGATCTTCAAATTGAAAATTTTCTCGGGGTCCAATTAGTCTACCTTGTTTGTCGCGCAGATCAAACTCTTCTCCACCATATTCCGTTGGGGGCGGTGGTTCTTCATCAGACGGTCCCAACTCAACGCCGGGAATTTGAGAGAAAACACTCTGAAACAAGGCTGCTACTGTTTCCGGCTCCATTCCTTGAATTAATGCACCAATTTGACTTTCCACGGATCCAGACGGTTCCTCTATTGCACTTGGTTCTTCCTCAGCGGGCAGAGGCATTGTCTCATCAGCAGCCGTGTGTGGCTTCTCCATGGGCGCCGTGTTTCCATCTTTGTTGGCATAGCGTGTGGGATCTCGCTCCTCGGGCGGTCGATATTTGTCTCCCATAATTTGTTTAAGAAGATCTTCCGCAGCACTAGACTCGGTTATCCCTTCTTCGAGGAGATATTCTTCTATAATAATACGATAGAGCGTTTCGCGACCGATGTTCATGTTAGTTCTCCTACTTCTTGGAACGTGTATCATTCTTTGGACGCTTACCCCAGCCTCCTTGGTTTAGGAAAGATTCCCAACTTCTCTCAAGTCGATCACGCGAAGGCTGTGAAACATTCATTTCTTCGGAGAGACCTCCGACACGATAATGCTTCTTTGCAGTTACCCAGCTGCGCACTCTGGAGGAGTTTTCTACGTGGATATCCACCTCTCCTTCTTCATTTAATTTTACGCTCTTGCCTGTAATCTTGCGATATTCTTTCTTGAGCCAGCCGGCAATATCAGTAAGCCGCTGATCAATCTCGCCCTCAAACCCATTACCGTAAACTTCTTTTAATTGAACTTCCGATTGGTAACTTAAGCACATCATATCGCCGTAAAAACTCACGTTAAAACCGTCCATCACACGATGATCGATAAGCGCATTACCTTCTTCGCGACGTAAAACTCCCGTCTTTGTCGTCGATTCATCTTCGCCTAAAGCGCCATCGTATGCATTTGCGGCAGCTTGCGAGAGCCCCTTTACGATATCGTAAATTTCTGTTCCGTCTTTATTAGCCATTATTTGGTCTCCATCCTTTTTGCCATCTTTCCTCTCTATTCTCGACATATTTAATATAGCATTTATTGCAGCAATCAAATTTTACGAGACAAACATCATCCATGGATTTCTGTGGAAAAGCTCCGCAGACAGGACAACACTTTACAGATTCTCTATTAAGTAGTTTTTTTGAAATCTTAATGCCATTTACGTCGACTTTTTCTTGCCACTCTTTATTTTTGATTGTTTTTTGATAAAACTCTTTCATTTGAGTCAAGTATTCTTTTTCTTTTTCTTCGGTCCAATCTGCATTTGGATTGACCACTGTTTCTTCTCCGTACTTGTCGGAAATTGCTTGCTCAATCGCGGCGATATGATTAAAATCTTTATTTGTCATTTAGTGCCTTATATACGCCATATGAACTTGCAGTACCAATAAGGATCCCACCAGCAAAATACAGCCATTTGTAACGGGGTGAAGTTTTTTTTAGTGCATCAGCTAGATATCCGATTTCTTTATCCTTTTGCATTATAAACAAATCATACTCATCTGTTATCT